AGTGCGGATCATGTGGTCGTACCGGACGAACCGATAGTGTCGAGCATTACGTTGTCAATGTGGTTTCGTAGCACAACATCTAACGGTTATTATTGGCATCTATTATCAAGACATCCCGACTGGTTTATAAGTGGAAACGCTACTACATTCCGCATAAACGTAGACACTGCGAGCGACACTGTAAAGTGGGCGGTTTTCGGCGATTCATTCGCGACTATCGGCATTACGTCGTGGCATCATTATTGTGGGATGTATGATGGAAGCACAATTTATGCTTATCTGGACGGGCGTTTAATTGGTAATGGCAATACGAGTGGCTCCTTCGATTATAGAGGATTTACACGCATCGGAGCTTATCACGCGAATATTTCGGACTCAGCGTTGAACGCATGCGGTTATGCGGTCGATCCCCTCATCTTCGAACGCGCCCTCACCCCCACCGAAATCGCCGACCTCGCGGACCCTTCCAACGTGTATTTGAGCGGGCTGATTAAGGGGAGACCGCGACGGCGGTATTTTCTTCCGAGTAGTCCACCAGCGACGTTCCAGGCGGCCTGGGCGGCCGGAGTCAACACGCATTTAGGAGTCGGTCTGTAATGTATCCCAAAAACTCTGCCTCCCCGCCGACGATTCGCGCTAAAGTCATTTCCGCGACGGACGGGGCGCCGATTACTACGGGCGTAAGCGGTTATCATGTCCAGGGAACGACGCGCGGCGCCGTGGCGGGGACGGCGGCGGCGCATATCGCCAACGGCCTGTGGGCCTACACGCCGACGCAGGCGGAGACCAACTATACCAGCTTCGGAATCGAGTTCTATCACGCCGACGCCGTCGGGGACGGGCCGGTAGTGGAAGTCGTGACGGACGACCGGCCGGCATTCCCGACGAATTTCTCGGCATTGGGGATCGAGGCGGACGGGGATTTGACGAAGGTCAACGAACTGCACGGGCACACGGCGCAGACGGGCGATTCGTTCGCACGGCTGGGAGCCCCTGCCGGAGTGAGCGTATCGGCGGACGTGGCGGCGGTGAAATCGGACACGGGCGAGATTCTGACGGACACCGGAACGACGCTGGATACGCTTATCAGAGACATACCGACGAACGCGGAATTCGAGGCGCGAAGCATCCTCGCGGCATCCTACGCCACGTCCGCCGAACTCGCCAAAGTTCCCAAGTCGGACGGGACGACGTCGTGGAACGCGACGGCGCTAGCGGCGATCAACGCGGAATGCGATACCGCGTTGGCCGATTACGACGCGCCGACGAAAGCGGAGATGGATTCCGCGTTTACGGAGATCAAAGGCACGACATGGACCGGCGTCACGGATACACTGGAGGCCATTCGGGACCGGGGGGACGCGGCCTGGGTGACGGCGACGGGATTCGCCACGCATTCGGCGGCGGACGTATGGAACGTCGTGGCGCGAACACTGACCGCGAACACGAATCTGAACGATCCGACTGCCGCGGCCATTGCGTACGCGGTCTGGGAAGAGACGCTGGCCGATCATTTGGCTTCCGGATCGACGGGGAACGCACTGAATGCGGCCGGTTCGGCGGGGGACCCCTGGTCGACCGCACTGCCGGGCGCGTACGGCGCGGGAACGGCCGGAAAGATCGTCGGTGACAACCTCAACGCGACGGTTTCCTCACGGTCTTCGCATGACGCGGCGGCGGTGGCGACGGCGTTGGGTGGGACGGTGACGGTGACCTCCCATACGTTCGACGCGGCCCCGACCGTCAACTTCGAAAAAGAGCAGTTTGCCGCGTGGGGGACCTATACGGTCGATTGCACCACGCCGCAGACGGGGGATTCGCACGTAATGGTGTTTTTCCACGCCCATACCAAGGCGGTGGCCTGGCGGTATAGCACCGATGGAGGCGAGATTTCCGTCGGCGGGGATACCGATAGCACGCTGACGATCACGGCCGATGACACCCACTTGCAGGCGGCCGGGACGTGGCAGTACGCGCTATGGAATATCACGGACGACATCTGCATTATGAAGGGATCGCTGAACGTGAGTGAGGGTGCCGAGCCGGAGGGAGGCGAGTGACGCATGCGAGGGAAGGATCTACACATTATTACCGTAACTCCCCCGGCCACGTCGGCCGTTTTGCTACAGCAGGCGAAAGAGGCCCTGCGGATCGACCACGCGGACGAGGATGCGCTGTTGAGCGCGTACCTGGCGGCGGCGGTGGAGTACTGCGAGGCGCGGCTGAACCAGGCTTTGATCACGCAGACGAAGCGGCTGATTCTGCCGCGGTGGGGGACGGCCGGCGTGATCGCGCTCCCCTATCCGCCATTGCGAGCCATCGAAAGCGTGAAGTACTACGACGACGGCGTGCTGACGACCTGGGAGGCGGCGAACTACGTCGTGGACATCCAGGGCCGGCCCGGGCGGCTGTGGCCGGCGGAGGGGGTGGGCTATCCGTCCCATGACGCGCGGCCGGACGCGATCCAGATCACGTTCGAGTGCGGCTGGGGGAACGCCGCGACCGACGTCCCGGAGATTATTCGCATCGCCATCGAGAAGATCGTCCACGACCTCTATGAGGACCGATCCACCGGGATGGAGATTCGCGGCGACCGGATTCTCGACCGGCTGCTGGCGGTGGCCTCGATCGGGCATGAGATGTAACCAATGGATGTGACCAATGGAACCGTTTAACGCCGGAAGGCTCAATAAACGCGTGACGCTGCAAAAACCGGGGTCTACCAATAACGACGCCGGGGAGACGGTGACGACTTGGTCCGGCCAGGGGAGCGTGTGGGCGGAAATTCTGCCCCAGGGGGCCGCCGAGTTCGAGCGGGTGCGGGCGGTCCATTCGTCGATGACGCACCAGGTGACGCTCCGCTACCGCGCGGACCTAGATAACACGTGGCGGATTTTATATGGCACGCGGGTGTTCGAGATTCTCGGGATCGTCAACGCCGAGGAAAAAAATGCCATCTTGGCGTTGGCCTGTGAGGAGCACGGATGAGCGAACCATTCGTTTTGATGCGGACGCGGCTGCTGGCCGACGCGACCTTGACCACGACGCTGGGCGTGGCGACGATCACGCCGATGTTGGCGGACGAGACGGCGGCGCCTCCCTACGTGGTGTTCAGCGTTTCCGACGCGGATCAGTTGGACCATTCGACCGGTGCCCTGGATGACATCACGCAGACGATCAGTGTGGCGGTGATGGCCGCGAGCTATGCCACGACCTGGGCCGTCGCGCGGCGGATTCAGACGTTATTGGCCGGCTGGGTCGACTCCGCCGGGGGGCGCTGGTCGCTACTAAGCGGGCCGGCCGACGAGGAGGTCTGGGCCAAAGAAGGCTCCGACCGGGATCGACTATACGAAGTGGATTTGGAGTTCCGCGTAGAAACGGAACTCCCCGTATAATTTGCCATAACCAACCAGAAAAAAAGGAGGAACATTCATGGCATTCAGTTTCAACGGAACGACGCAGACCGGGGTCACGGGGACGCCGAAGATCACCGACGCGGCCTACAGCGAGAACGCCGACAAGATCGAGATCTCCGGGAGCGCAGACACCGACAAGGAGTTTGAGGCCGGCCAGGCGGACAAGGAGGCTTCAATTACGATCCGCGGCGGGTCGGCCGTGGAGGTCGGCGATACGTTCGCCTTCACGATCACCTGGAACGACTCGACCTCCTCCGCCCTGACCACGGCGGTCGTCGTCGGCAAGGAGACCTCCGGGAGCCTGAACAACCCGATCTCGACCAAGCTGACGATGGTGCCGACGACTACGCCGCCGGCGTAGTGCGGAAAAGAGCTGTGGCTTGCGGGAAATCGTCGCCTGGGTACAATCAACGTCGTTCTTGCAGGGTCAGCCCATCGGCCGTTGCCCCGAGAAATGAGACGAGAAATGAGAGCATTATGGATACGAAGACGATTCGCGAGACGGTGCTTTCGGCGCAGGACGTGAAGCTCGTGCCGGTGTCGGTGCCGGAGTGGGGGATGCCGGAGGGGCTGTTCGTCCGCGAACTCAGCGCCTATTCGGCGGACGAATACAACTCCCTACTGTTTGTCCACACCGACGCCGAGGGCCGGCTTACGGAGTCCGTCCCCTGGCTGCGGACGGCGCTGGTCTGCAAGGCGCTGTGCGACGCGGAGGGGAACCGGGTGTTCGCCGACGCGGACCTAGAAGCACTAGGCGCCAAGAGCGGGCCGGTGATGGAGCGGCTCTACCTGGCCGCGAAGGCCGTGAATGAGATCGACGTGCCGGTGGAGGAGGCGGCAAAAAACTAGCCGAGCGCCCGGGCCGGATGGACCTGTTTCGGCTTTGTCTGGCCCTGGGCGTGCTCCACCCCGATCTACTGCTGCTGCGGCTGAGTGCGACGCAACTCGCCGAATGGCGGGCGTTTCTGTCGCTGGAGCCGGCAGGCGAGATTCGGGCTGACCTCCGCGCCGCCCAACTGGCCCACCTGGTGGCGACCGCGTGCGGCGCCAAGGTGGACCTGGAGTCGTTTTGCCTATGGCATGGGGCCCGCGCCGCGGAGCGGGACCCGGAGGAACTCGAAGACGTCATGCGAAATATCGTCCAGGCCTTTGGCGGCGGCGAAGGCGCTCGGCCGGAGCAAGGAATTCCCGTAATCGAACTGAAACTATAACGGAGCGAGGAGAGCGAGAACGCGATGAAGGTATGGGTCTGGGGGGACCGAGAGACGGCCGACAATCTGAAGGCGATCGAGAAGGGCCTATGGAAGGAGCTCGGCCAGGCGACGAAGGACGCGGCGCGGCCGATTTTGGCGGCGGCCAAAATGAAGGCGCCCAAGCGGACCGGGTTGTTGCGGCGGTCGCTGGGAATCAAACCCTGGCGAAAACGGCGGCGGCGGGTGTTGGGTGTCGTGATCGGCGCGCGGACCGGGTTCAAGCGGGAGATCATTCGGACCCGGCGCGGGTTCAAGGCTGGGTCCAGAAAGGCGTTTTTGGCGTCGAAGGCGGGCGGCGACGGCCGCTACGCCGACCCCGTGAAGTATCTGCATTTAGTGGAGGCCGGGACGAAGGTCCGCTACCAACAAAGCCGGCATGGACGGCGGTTCGCCCGACCGGCCTACCGAGGTCGGGTCCGCAAGCTGGCGTTCTTGGAGTACGCCTTCACGATGCACGCCGACGCGGCGACGCGGCGGATACTGGATCGGGCCTGGAAAGCCCTGGGCCGGGATAGGTAAGCAAACGAGATGGGAAAAAAGAAGGTCGGTAGTCTGTTTGTCGGCGTCTCCGCCTCGACGGGGGCGGTCGACGTCTCGATGAAACGGGGGGCGGCGTCGGTCGAGCAGTTCGCGGCGCGGCTCCGCGGCGTCGGCTCGCGGGTGGCCCCGCGAATGACCGCGGCCTTGGGATCGCTGGCGGCCGGGATCAATCCCTTGACGGCGGCTCTCGTGGCGGCGGGGGTGGCGGCGGCCGGACTGGGGACGGCGATGCTCGCCGCGAGGTCGGTGATCCGCCGGGCCTTCGCCGAATTCGAGGGGATCGACGCGGCCGCCAAGCTGGCCGACCAACTGGGGATGACGACGGAGGCCCTGGCCGCGCTGCGACACGCGGCCGAACTCAGCGGCGCGGGGAACGAGATCGAGAAGGCTCTGGAGGTCATGTCGAAGCGGATCGGCGAGGCGACCTGGAAATCCTCCGAGGCTACGGCGGCTCTGCGGCAGTTGGGTCTTTCCGCGACCGGCCTGGCGAATCTGGGGACGGAGGGGGCGTTTACCGCGATCGCGGAGCGGATCGCGAGGATCGGAAACGCCTCGCTACGGGCGAGCGTGACGGCCGGAATCTTCGGCCGCGGCAGCATGAAATTGGTGAACATGCTAGCCCAGGGACGAGCGGGACTTGAGGCGTCCAGGCGCGAAATCAGGCGATTCGGCGGCGATCTCGACCGCTACGCCTCCGCGGGCGTGGAGCGCGCCCGCGACGAGATGTATCGGTTTGGCGCGGCGGTCCAGGCGGCCTGGAAGCAGGCGGCCGCGGCGGTGGGGCCGTCCACGGCGGCCATCTATCAGCAGTTGACCGCGGCGATCCAGGGGGTCGGTCCGGCGGTGGCGAAGGCCCGACCGCTGATTGAGCAGTTTCTCGCGGGGGCCATCGCCGGGACGCAGGCGCTGACGCGGCAGATGATCAATCTCGGTAAGGTGGTCCTGTTCGTGGGCGACGTGTTTACCCGCGGCGGGGCACTCGGCCCTATCGGCAAGCTGGCGACCGGGATCGACGCGGCGGCGATTGCGTCCCTCCGCGATGGGTTGACATCCATCGAGGACGCGGTGACAGCTTCCGATTGGTCGGTCGACTTCACGAACCGGCTCAATGAGATCGACCGGGCGATGCGGGCCGCCGGCGGCGGCGGGATGACCACGATGGTCGAACGCTGGGAGGCGATGCGGGAGGCGGCGGTAAAGGCGCATGAGGCGAGCGTGAAATCGGCCCAGTCGATTCGCCAATCTTTAGAGACACCCCTGGAAAAGGCCCAAAGACGGATTGCCGAGATCGAGCGGCTGCATCGCGCGGGCTACCTAGGGGACCGGGAGCGGATGGCCGCCGGGGCGCAGGTTCGCGAGGAGTATTTCCGCCCGGAGATCGAGCGGCGGAAAGCGGAGATGGAAAAGCGGGCCGCCGAGATGCAACGGCAGGCGGACGCCCGGGCCGCGGACGCCGAGCGGATCCGCGAGTCCCTCAAGAGCCCGATGCAGCGGCTTCAGGAGGAGATTCGAGGGATTCAAGAACTATGGAAGACCGGGGATTTGGGCTGGGGGGAGGCGGCGGAGGCGATTCGCCGGCGGCGGCATGAGTTCTTCGAGGGCATGGCGCAAGGGGAACGAGAGCGGCGCCGCGAGCCGACGCAGATCGCCGCGGCGGCGGCCGGAACGAGCGGGTTCGCGACGGCCTTGGCCGCGGCCTGGAACCGCCGGACCGACCCGCAGATGCAAGAACAGCGGCGACAGACACGGCTGTTGGAGCGGATCGAGCGGGCGGTGGCCGGCGAGCCGCGAATGTTGAATTTGGCGGGAGGATAGAGGATGGCGAGCGCGACCGAGATCAAGGACGGACGAGAAGCCCGGTTTTCGCTGGACAAGGTGGAGCGGACGCGGGTCTGGTTGGCCCGGGAGGCGGCCAACGAGATCGAGGCGGCCGAAGCGACCGGCGTGGCGATCGGCGCGCCGCATCCGGCCAATACGGACGCATGGCGGGCATACGCGGAAGACTGCGACGTGCGGAGTCTGGGCGCGAGCAAGTGGCGCGTGACGATCCGCTACGGCAGTCGCGACGATCGGGACTGGACGTCCGCCCCGTGGACCCGCCCGGCCGTCGGCAGCAGTGCCACAACGCCGGTGGAGGTCTATGTGCCGGTCGACCTGGACGGAAAGCCATTCATCGCCAGCAACCGGCGGATGTTCGATCCGATCCCGCCCGTCTATCTGCCGGTGCAGACGCGGAACGTGGTCCGCTCCTATCCCGGCCGCGGCTACTCGCGTGTCCTGGGTGCGTTCGTCGGGTGCGTCAACGCGGCCGCGTGGCAGGGGATGCAGCCGGACCAGTGTCTGTTGGCCGGCTTCAACTCGCAGCAGATGGACTGGAAGGGGGTGGTCTACGAGGAATTGACCTGGACGTACCAGATCA